CTTCCCTCGTGGTCTCCGGCTGCGGCGAGTTCGGCTTGCATATGATACAGCAGGCCAGCGGTGTATTGCTCCTCTGGGATGCTTTTGAGGATGCGGAGGTTTCGCTCGTTGCTTCCGCTTTTGTCGAGGTGCGGGAGGTGGGTGATGATGACGCGGTCATCCTGCACGCTCTGGATGGGCTGGATGGCAAAATCAAAACACTCGTGCACGGGGTAAATCCATTTTCCGCTTCCGCGAGAGATGAGACGCTCGCGCAGGATGTTCACCCCTTTCCCGAGTATCTTGTAGGGGTAAAGATACGCGGCATATCCTCCGCGCTCTGCGTGCTGGCGGATGAGTTCCGCACCGCTTTCGAGGATGTCATCGGTATCGCACCAGAAGCAGTAATCCCCGGTGGCGAGCGCGAATGAGGCGTTGCGGGCAGCAGCGAATGAATCCACGTGCGGCCAGTCTTCGTGACCGGCTGCGTTTTTGTATTCCGAGACAATGGCACCGAATTTCTCGCGGGCGATGTCGAGAGTTCGGTCAGGGGTGGCGTTGCCAATGGCTCGGACGACGCAGATTTCATCCGCGATTGGCGCGAAGGAAGTGAGGCAGCGGTCGATGTATTCCTCGACGTTCCCGACGATGAGGCAGAGGGAGATTTTTGGTGTGGTTTTCATAAGTAAAAAAGACAAGGGCCGCTCATGGTTTGGATGAGACGGCCCTTGTGACCTTTCGGTCAGTTTTGGGTGAAGAAATCCCCGCGCGTCCAAACCTCGCGCGGGGATGTTCGTGAATTGACTAGCGATTAGTCCGTGCGCTTGAGGATGCGCGCTGCGGTGGTGAGACCGACGCTGTATCCGTAGTTCGCTTCGAGGTTGAGGTAGCGAGTCCCTGTGTTGTTATCGAAGTGGTCGCGGAGACCGATGGTGATTCCGGTTCCGGGATCCGTGACTGCGCGGGCATCGCTGTAGGTGTTGCCGGCCTGCGGTGCTAGGTAGCGCATCGCGATGGCGATGGCGGATGCGTGAGCGGCGAAACCCATGACCGAGCCAGTGCTCGGGAAGAGGTTGTTCAGCTCATACATTCCGAATCCCAGCGCACGACCGACTTTACCATCGGCGAGCACACCCTGGTCGCGGAACATCTGCGCTTGCACGAAGTTTGTGACGCTGAGCAGTGCATCCATCGGGACGCAGTCGAGGATGAGCGAACGCGGGTCTGCGGCCACATCGTTCTGGTTAAGCGCGAGGCGCGTGGCGCGGAGCTGCGGCACATCGAGCGCGGTGCTTGCGACCGCTGTGGCCAGCGAGAAGTTTGCAGTCGTGCAGAGCGTGAACACATCCTGGAGCACGGCGAGTGCGAGCGCGCGGCCCTGTTGCGCTGCAAAACTCTCCAGCGAGGCGCGGGAGCTGTTCGCGGCGTCGAGGTCGTTTTGACCGATTGGGACGTGCTTGTGTTTGTTGATGCTGATCGTGACGACGCTCTGTGTGCCACCGCAGAGCGCGTAGCTACCACCGAAAGTCGTGGCGGTGAGTGATGCAATCAGCGGGACGAGCACAGTGGCTCCCTTTTGAACGGGGTCCGGTGAGAAGTTGGTGCTGAATGCGTTGAACGGCAGGAGCGTTTTGAGAAACGTTTCCAGCGCTGCGTTGCTAAAAATCTCGTTGTCGAGATTGGTGTATGTTGCCATTTTGTTTTAGTTGTTGATTGGTTGGATGATTACTTCCGGGCGCGCTCGGCGTTGTTCGCTGCGAGCAGCGCGTCACGGTTTTCTCGGAAGTAGGATGCGCGCATCACGGGGTCGGTGATGGTCTGGAGGTGCGCTGCGATTTCAGCGGGAGATTTGGAAGCGGCTGCGATGGGCGGGACCACTGCGGCGGGTGCGATTCCGAGCGAGGCTTTGAGCTGCGCGTGCAGTTCTTTCCATTTAGTCACCTCGCTCTGCGCAGCGGATGTCTTCGCGGATTCGGCTTCGTATTTTGATGTCAGCTCCGTGGTCGAGCTACGCAGTGCGAGGATTTCGTTTTCCTTCACCGCGACGATTTCTCGCAGGCTCTTGAGTTCGGCGACGATGTTTCCGAGCTGGGCCTTGGCTACTATTGGAAATTCTTTGAGCTGCGCGGCTGCGGCGAGTGCGGCGGTGATGCTGGCGATGAGACCCATGTCGAGCGCTTCCTGTGCGCTGAGCCATGTTTCCTCATCGAGCATCGCAGCGATTTCCTCGACGCTCTTTCCGGTCTTCGCGGCGATACGACCCACGATGGAGTCGTTAAATTTCTGGATGATGTCAGCGTAGGCGCGAATTTCATCGGCATCTCCGCTTGCGGCACCCTGGACGTTGTGCACCATGAACATCGCACCATCGCTGGCGACGCAGCTCGGGGCGGTGAAGGCGATGACTGCGGCCATCGAAGCGGCGAGACCATCGACGCGGGCGGTATATCCTGCGGGGTGACGCTGAAGGGCGGCGATGATTGCGTTGCCATCGGTCACGCTTCCACCATCGCTATTGATTGCGACGGTGATTGCGGAGTCAGCGGGGACGGCTTGAATCTGCTCGATGAATGCGTTCGCGGAAATCCCAAAGGCTCCAATGGTGTCGTAGAGATAAAGCTCGGTCATGTTGCAAACTTCGTGCGTGTCAAATCAGCCATTCGCGCTCATGCTCACCGGTATGAGATTCATCGGGCGGGTTTTGTTCTGGGTTATCGTTGCACCGCTGGCGCTGCTGTGGGCACTTGGGCAGGCATTCCGTCACCGGCGAAGACTTCCCCGAAGGTGATCGAGACTCCTGTGGCTTTGGCTGCGAGTTCTACTTTTTTGCGGCGGGCGATCGCTCGGTTGATGATGAGGTCATCTTCCGCATCGGGGTCTATCCCGACGAGGCGACCTACGGTGTCGCTGCTGATGTGACCTTCGCTGGCGAGGGTGCAGAGGGTTTTGAAGTCGCGACCGAAATCCACGGTGACATCGGGCGGGGTTTGCCATCCGACGCGATACCAGTCCTCGGTGTATGGGAGGCGACCGGCTTCGATTTCGTGCCAGATGGCGAATGTCCAGAATGGGCGGCAGAATTTTTCGACCAGCCAGTTGCGGCGGGAATCGAAGAAGATTTGCGCGTCTGCGAGCTTGGCTCTGAAGTCCACACCTCCCGTGTTTTTTCCGGTGAAGATAATCTCGGGGGCGGGACCGAGTGCCCAGGCGATGCGACGCTGCAAGAAGTCCATGAACGGCTCGAAGGTTTCTCCGGGGTGCTCGTTTTTGTAGTGCTCGATGCGATCCGTGGGCTTCATCTCCATGCGACCGACGCTGCTGTCGAGCTGGTCGATGATCATGGCCTGCGTGTTTCCGCTGGCGTTGGCTGCGGTGAGCGCGGCACCGAGACCGATTTTTCCGGCATCGGGCGAGAAGATGGCGAAAGGATGCTGCGCGGCGGCTTTGAACGCTTGCTTCGTGAAACCGATCATCTCCATCGTGTCGCGGATGTCGTTGAGCGCGGGGGCGAGGTGAGAAGGGCCACGGACGTATCCTTTGCGGTGGTCATCCACGAAATGGAGCAGGGACTCGGCGGGGACTTCGGTGGCTTTGTTTCCACCGACTGCTTCGTAGATTCTCCACGCGATGGTGCGACCGTTGCTGTTGATCTTGGCTCCATCGAACCACGCGGCATCGGTTTCTCCCGGCGATGCGACGTTTTCACCGGGGATGAAGCGCATCATGGCTCCACCGTTGGTATCGAGGACGAACTGACCGAAGAAATCACCCGCGAGCATGGTATGCTTGAGGATGCTGGTTTGTGCGGTGAGGAAATTGTCGCGGGCTGCTAGGTCGAAGGCGAAGGCGTTTGTGGTGTAGCGGTCACGGAAGGTGGTTTCGTATTGGGCGCGGATGGTGGTGTCTTTTACCAGCGATTGCGGGATGAGTCCGGCTCCCACGGTGTAGCGGCAGGTTGCATCAATTCCGCGACGGGTTTCGGGGCTGTTGTTGTAGGCCCACCACGCGAGGCGGGCCAGCTCGGTGCGGTCGTAGGCTTGGAAGTCGAGACGCGGGGAGGTGGGCGAATAGACGGGGTGGCGGTTTTGCTGGTAGCGCTCTGCGGCTTCGTAGCTGCGGTTTTCGATGGCTGCTATTCCAGCGACAACTCCCTGCGCGATTTGTGAACCGAGAGATTTGCGACCTGCACCTGTGCGGGCACCTCCGCGTTTTGATTTGGTGGGAAGGTCATTTGAATTGGACGGCATTTCGGAGGGAGACTGTCAAAGTGTCCCCGCTCGCAAGTGAGGCGGGAAAAGACGACACCGTTTCTGATTTGTGCGGTGGTCTTTTTGATTCGACCACACCAGCACATCGCATCAGAATGTGCCATAGACGGCAGCGCGGGAGTGCGTGACGGTGGCGCGGCGGAAGTCGGTGGAGCTTAGCGCGGCAGTCCACGAGGTCACGCCGGCTTGCACCATTTCGGAGATGAGTTCTTCGCAGATGTTCCCGATGTCGAAACGGTCCACACCGCGCACTACACCTCCCGCATTTCCTCCCTCGAATCCCGCATTGGTGAGCAGCACCTCGACCTCGCTGCAATCCCCGGTGATGACGCTGTTCCCAATGGCAAGGCTGTGCGCTTGAAGCTGGGCGAGCGTGTGAGTGCGACGAAGGAAAGCGCGGATGTAGTTGCGGGACTCGGGTGCGGCCATGCACCACCGGGAGAGTCAAAGGCTAGGCGGGCTGCGGCTCGGGGGTGCGACCTAGTTTGTGTTCTAGTATCCACCAGGAGATGCGGTGGAGTTTGGAGCAGTCTCCGAAATGATCCTCGGGCTGGGGTTTCCAGAATTTGGTGTATCCGCGTGCGGTGCGGGTTTGCACCATCTTCTGACCCATGTGTCCGCTGATGAACTCGTGTCCTGCGTTGGATGGCCACCATAGGCGGGGCGGGAGTTTTTGGGCGATGGTTTCGAGGTAAAGGGCGCACTTGGCGCTGAAATCGGTGTAGGTGTAGAGGATGAGACCGGGGTAGTCGCGGGTTTCGCTTTGTCCCCATGTGCCGAACTGCGCGGTGGATCCTTTGCTGGGGAAAAGGACGTTTTTGCTGCGGGCGCACATGGAATACACGCGGTTTGTGAAATCACCGGAGTCCACGAGCCCGGCTTGCACGCGGGCGGTGCGCTCGGTTCCTTTGATGGGCCATTCGAGGAGGGGGACGATTTTTAGCAAGTCCTCGATGCTGAGCACGGTTCCGTAGGCGAGCAGCCATGCGGTGCCATCGCTTTCGCGGGCTTCGACGCTCCAGTGCGTTTTGGTTTGGCCGGGGTCTGCGCAGAGGGTGACGATGACGGGGTCACACGGGCACTCGGTGGCGGCCCAGCATGACAAGCCACCTCCGAGGTCGCGGAAGTAGAACGCGAAGTCATCGCGACGCAGGGCGAGGACTTTGTCATCGTGCACACCGGCGACCTGGTCTTCCCACGGGAGGCCAAGGTAACCATTGGTGAAATCTTGCAGACCGAATAAATCTTGTGCGCGGAGAAACTCGACGGCCATCTGGCCAAAGCTGACCCACGGGGAATAGAAGGAGTTGAGGTGGCGGGAGCGGCGATGCGCGGGGGCTTCGGGGCGAGCGCGGTGCATGGCTCCAGCGCGGAGCATGGCGGGCTTATGATGATCGCGGATTTGGAAATCGCAGGCTGGGCAGTGGTAGCGGGCGGTTTCGAGGACTTTAGCGTGATTCCAGATTCCGGTTTTGTCTTTGGCTTCGTGACTCCACTGGAGCGTGTTTTTTTTCATCTCGAAGATGAAAGGGACGTGGCAATCGGGGCATGGGATTTGGTAGTGGCGCTGGTCACCTGCGAGGAAGTCTTGCCACAGCTCACCGGCGATGAGCTTGGGGGTTCCGCATTTTATCCGCTTGGCTCCGGGGACGGCTTTGGTGCGCTGCTCTCCTTGACGAAGGGCGCTGGTGCCATCGTTCGTGGCACGCTGCCATTCTTCGATTTCATCACCGATGAATAGCTGGATGGGGCGGGAGATGAGCTGGGAGGTGCTGTTTGACCCGACGAAATTGAGGGTGCAGCTTTGGTAATGCTGTTCAAGGAGTTTGAAGAGGTCTTTGTCGGTGGGCTTGATGGCGGACAGCTCGGGGTTGTCGTTCACGAAGGGCATCCAGCGCGTTTGCGAAAAGGAGCGGGCGAAGGCTTCGGTGGGCGTGACCCAGAGGGTGGGACCGGGCTGGTGGAGGATGGACCACCCGACCCCGAGCATGAGGGCGGTGGTTTTCCCGACCTGCGAGGCCATGACTGCGGTGTCATCGGTCACGGTGGGATCCGCGAACGATGCGACGAAATCGCGGAGGTAGGGCGTGAGCGAAAACGAGAAGAGTCCCGGCGCGGCGGGGCTGATGCGCTGCGAAAATGACTGGCGCTCGGCCCACTCGACGGGCTGAGGGATTTCACCACGGTCGAGCACGCTGAGCATTTGTTCCGCGATGGGGTCGTCGCGTTCTCCGAGGAGTGAGGCGAGGGTGGTCATATGCCATCCGCTCTCGACAGACGACCTATTTCGGCCATCTCTCCAGTGACTTCACTGCTTGTCGTGCGGGCGAATAAAGCACTCGCGATGCAGTTTATCTTTTCCAGCTTGGCTTTCAGCGCATCGCGCTCAGCTACTAACGGAACGACTACCTCCTCGTAGGAGTCATCGCGCTCCTTTGTAAGCGAGTTCAGTTCTTTTTCAAGTTGGCGACAAAACTCGGGACAAACGGATCCTCCGTGGAGATTGTAGTCGGCATCTGTTCTTGGTGTTTGGCTCATGGCGTGATTTCTAGCGGGGGGCGTGCTGCGATTTCATCCATCCAGGCGGCGTGGAAGTCGTGGGTGGCTGGGTCGTTGATGATGCAGAGGTTTTCGACGGTGTCGCTGCTTCGGAGATTGGCGCTCCCCTCGAAGACGTAGCGGGCACCATCGAGCATCTCGGCGGTGATGATTTTTGTGTGTATCCGGGCGACGCTGACGGCGACGTGGGGACGCATGATTTTCATAGCTTCGGGCCACATGGCATCCTTTTCGATTTCAGTGAAGTAGTGGCTGATGAGCATACTGACGGCTGAGGCGCGACCGGTGGAGACGAGGGAGGCGAGGGTGCGGGCGTTGGCGAGGCTCATGCTGAGCGTGGAGACGCGGACGCGGGCGGCGAGGCGGTCGGTGAGTAGCAGGGCGAGCATGTCCCCGAAGATGAAGTCACCGCGCAGGACGCAGTGGGTGCGGTCATCGGGGTCTTCTGGGAGGTTGGCGAGGACGGCGCGGGCGTTTTCGGGTTTGATGAGGCGCTTTATCCCGGCGCGCTTTTTGTCTTGGGCGCGGATGGTGGCTTTTTTGACGTGGATGAGGTTCGCGGGGAGGGTGAAGGCGGTTTCGTGGCGCGTGGTTTTCGCGGGGGGTGCGATTTTTAGCATGTCGCGCAGGGTGCGCGCTCCACGGAGGTCGATGAGGTCTTTCCCGGTGAGGCTAGGCATCGATGACGGGGTCTGTGCTGGATACGCGGGGGGAGGTGATTTCCTCCCCCGCGCCCCTTTTTTCGTTAGAGGGAGGCGTCACAGCGTGTTCTTCGGTGATGGGCGAATTGATTTTGGCGCGGGCGGCGGCGATCTGAGGGTCGAGGCGGGTGGCTTTCCACTCGCGCACGGCGGCGATCCCCTCGGTGGGGGACATGGGCATGAGGCGGGGACCGAGTTCGTTGGGCATATTGCGGAGGACGGCGTCGATGCTGGCGAGGGTGCGGCGGAAGTCGTTGAGGGTGCGGTCGCGCTCGACCAGGCGACCGGCGCGCTTCTCGAAGTCGAGCCAGTCTTTGGTGGCGGCTCTCCACGCGGCATCGAGTTCCTCTTCGCGTCGGCTCAGGGTGACGAACATGGTGATGTCACCAGCGGCCAGATAGCGGACGACCTCCGTCTTCACGAGCTGGTGCATCTCCGCGCGCTCCCGGACGCGAGCTTCCATCTCGTTCGAGGGCTGGATTTGCTCAGTCGGGGCCGCAGGGCCGGGAACAGACGCACCGCGAGCGGCGAGATACTCGTTCCAGCGGGGATCCTTGACCTTCGCGTGGAGCTGGGCAGTGCGCAATGCGCAACCAGTGTCGCGTGCGTAGTCTTTGACGATAAGGGAGAGGGCGCGGGCCATATTGCGCGGGCGCTGTCAAACGCGCAAGAACACGCAAACCGTGGCGGGCTGGCTGCGTTAAGGTTTTCACCACTTCTCTCTCACTTTCCCTTGGAGACAAAACAAT